AACATCTCTCTCATTATAAATATATGCTACAGGTAAAAATATTCTCATGTCTGTTAAATTCCTTTAACGCCTGCATTAGTAACAACAAAGTCAAGAGAGATAAACTCTGCTGTTCGAGTAGGTTGTAAGAAAATTTTACCTCGAACTGTGTTGTTCTCAATATCTGCCTGCGTTGTCGTAGAAGAATCAATGAGAACTTTAAATCTGTCAATACCCGCATTTTGCTGGACATTCTTTAAAATTGGTCGAACTTGTGCGCTGAGCTTAGCCAGCGTAGCCTCTCTGTTTGGTTCAAACAAGATAGAATTGGCGGCTGCGCGGACTGATCTTCTTACGTCAATTAGTAGACGCCGGACATTAACTCGATCAAGAGCAGAAGCTGCTTGTTGCAGAGTTCTTTGGCCGTAAACAACTGGACCATCTGATCCTGGGAATGACTGGATCGGATTAATATCAACACCCACGAGGTCCTCCATATCATCTCTGGTCAAAGAAACTTCAGAGGAAACTACATCGCTCATTGCGCCCCTTGTAAAACCAGCGGGTGCGAACCATGGGAAGGCGATGCGGTCGTTTGTTGCAAAAGCACCAAGGACTACTGCTGAGGGTGGCACTGTCACAAGTGTTGGGTCTTCAATGATGTTTCTTGTCTGCGAGTTCAGCCTCTTCTGTGTTACCTTCAAGGAAACATTTGGAAAGTATGCTGCAGCGAATGAGGTATCCAACGATCTTCCTTCGAAAGATGTCACAGTATTTGAAACAACGGGGAGTTGGGCCGACGATGTAACGACTGTGTTTACGTTATCCCTTTCTTCGATATCCATGATATAAAGAGCGTCAAATCTTTGTTCAACCTTAGTTATCGCACGATCTGTAATTGTTTCTTGGCGAATTCCAGGAATTGCAAGAAGTTGAATGTCAACATCAGATTTATCTGCCATTACATTGAGTGCTGTGTAATATGCAGCAACAGTAGGACCATCATTTTGACCTCTATTTGAGTCGTCCATGTCGCCCTTGGCAGCCTTCTCTGTAAGATTTGCTTCGCTAGAATCGAAGATATTAACTCCGTCCCAGCCGCCCTGGATTGGCAGAGAGAACTTAGACCTGCTGCGAACATGTGGGCTGTTTGTATCAGAGACTTGCCATGCGCGGGTTTTCGCAACATCGTTTGTTACAATGTTTCCGTCGCGTACGTATCGCCACTCCTTATCTCCGGCAGCAGTACTTAAAACAAGATCGTTATTTGGACCAGAGCCTGTCATGACTCGAATATTTTCCAGAGAAAATCCATTATTGTTGAACACATCTGAGTCGAAGATGATTCCACTAGAAGTAGTCTGACCTGGGTTGGACCCTGTCATCACGTTCATGTTAGCGCTGTTTGCACCATAAAAGTTAGGGAAAAACTTAGTAAGGTTAACTACTGTGTTGTCAATTTGAGAATCGGCATTCGGTCTGGCTAGTTGTTCCTTACGCTGGAATTGGACGCCCCAGAAAAGAGCGCCATTGGCCCTAGCTAGTATAGTACCAGATGCCATTAACAAGTCTTGCCTGAACGGTGTTGGTGGCTCGACAACCCTCTTTAAGATATCTGTATTATTAGCTTGTAAATTTGTATCTGGCGGTGAAGTCATCGGAGAGCTTCCTGACGTGATTAGGTGATCTAACCCTCTAAACCCTACGGGTAGAGCACTAGAATCTATTTCACCGTTCTCTAGCTCTGGTGCAAGCTCAACTCTAATAAGATTAGAGTCAGCGGGGTTTGCGTATTTTCCCTCAATGATTATTTTTTGGCTTCCAGCAGGTTGATCAAAATCATAGCTTACTCTTCTATCTCCAATTATTCGACCAATATATTGAGCAGAACTTGGATTTAAGCTAAGCGAAGTATATGTCTTTAAGACATTCTGCTGTGAGGGTGGATCTTGATCATAAAAGTCTCTAACTATAAGCGTGAACGTCTCGTTGCTAGCATCGATATCTGCTATTGAGATTTTAAATTTCGTATTCGCTCCTGCAGGGTCGTTTGCTTTTGACTTAAGGACTCCGTCGCTTTGGGCATGAATTCTAAATAGATTTTTTGCAGATCCACCAAACTTCTGGGATACAATCCACGGAGATCGAGCGTGAGCAAATCGAGACTGGAATCCTTCATAGTTTGGTACGTCACCGGAAAGTGTATTTCTAGCGGTTGAACCTGTTGTCAAGAAGACGCAATCAGATGATCCGACATATAGCTCAGCAGTATTATTTATTAGGTTCGGCCCTTGCTGTGTAATTCCGGAGCCTGTAACTACAGCATATTGAGGGAATACGTCATAGTGTGTGTAAAGAAGATGACCGCGTTGCTGCAGGAGCGCTGGATCTGTGTTAAACTTAGTTGGGAAATAATTCCCAGTTGAAGGATCTAAAGATGCAGTGATGACATTATCATCTGTATTCTTTAAGCCCTTGATGATCATAGTGAACATAGGTACAGCACTATCTTTTGCAAAATCAACAGTACCTGTTATAAAACCAACGCTAGACTCTGTGGTAGAAGTTGCACCGGGGTCATTATTTACCGCTGTCCCGTTTGAGCAAGAGAGAGTCAGCGATGTTCCAGAGGCTGCGAAAAGTACGCCTCTAAGAATTGGATGAGCAAGCTCGGTGGGATGGGTCTGAATATTGGCATCTGTAAATATTGTTGAGCCAGCAGACTCTGACATATAGCAACCCAAGAAATATGTTCTTCCTAACGCGCTAGGATCAGTTGAATTAGCATAAATATTGCTACCCAAGAATCCTGTGTCTAAAGGAAGCTCTTCACCGACAACAAATCCTGCATTAGTTACAGTGTCATTAACATTTCTTGTTTTTCCGTCGCCGGCGCCTAGGACTCTCACATAAGTCAAGGCATTTGCGTTTTTCAGCCACTGCTCAGCGGCAACTGGGCCAAACAAGCTTTTCTCAGTGACTTTATCTGTCATGCCGAATATCTGTTGAAATTCGCCATAATTGCCGACCGTTACAGGAACAAATGCGGGACCTTCTAAAGCAGTACCAATTACGCCTGCAGGAATTCCATCAGCACCACGTGCTGGTGAACTAGAAGCGTCATACTCTTGCGCTCGTACGCCTGGGATGTTTTCAGCCATTCTCAAACTCCAATATCATTCATATATATCTAGTCTTTAAAACTCGCGCCGGCATCTGTAATAACAAAGTCGAGAGAAATAAACTCAATTGCTCTTGTAGGAACAAGAATAATCTTACCGTTTAATCTATTTTCTTCAATGTCTAGGCGTGAATTATTAGTGTCGTCCATGATTACCCTGAACTTCTCAATGCCGCTGCGGGCTTGAACAGCAGCAAGAAGAGGAGCGACACGCGCAACAAATTTCTTTCTGAGCGCGGGGGTATTTTGTTCAAAGACAAAGTTATTTGCGACGTTGATAATTTGTCGCTTAACATCAAGTAACATTCTTCTAACATTTACTCTATCAAGCGCCGACTGTGCTTGCTGGAGCGTTTTCTGCCCAAAGATCACATACCCGGGATTTCCGCCTCTGAGGCGGGGGAATGTTGCGATCGGATTAATTCTTGCATCATACAATGCATCTTTGTCAGCTGCATTTAAACGAGATTTAGAAGAAACTACATTTTCTAGGGCACCCCGATTGAATCCAGCAGGGGCATACCAGGGAGCTGCGGCTTTATCGTTGTTTCCGAGTGCGCCAACTGCGATGACCGACGAAGGAACATCCACGATTCTATTGTTATCAAGATCTTTAATTGATACATCAGGAAAGTATGTAGCGGCAGAACTATTATTTGTGGCGCGCCCTTCGAATTTATCAACTGTTTTTTGAACGTCGACTCTTGCAACTGAGTCATCATAAAGCCTGTTTCCGCTGCTATCATAGCCCGGAATATCCATGACATAGAAAGACATACCATAGTCAGTGTTCTTCTCAAGAACGAAATCTGTAACAAATGGCTCTCTGACGCCTGGAATTGCAAGTATATTGATATCTGTCTTATAGGGATCTAGCATCGCAAGCGTTGCTGCTCGATAAGAATTAATTCCACTATTTTCTATTCCGGTGCCTGCAACATTTGAAGATAAACCGGGAGAAACAAACGCTGCTGAAGCTCCTTCATCAACAGAGATTGACTTATCGTTCATTCTTGAAGCATTTTTATCAAGAATATTAAATCCATCGAAACCACCATAGAACACATTAGTAAATTTAGCGTAATCAGTGAACTTGTTAAATGTTACAGAAGAAGTCTGTGCAGCTAATGTTGCCAATGTAATCCTGTTAGCGCGAGTTCCATCTGTTGCTGTGTAAGAAGTATTATCAAGGCTGGCATCTCTTAAGTAAGCTGCTTCTCTCATATAAGACTCGGCTGAACCGGTAATATCCGCATCACTATAGAAGCCTGTTGCTGAGTCTCCGGCCTGGGCAGAAAGTGCTACTCTCCCAAGAGTAAATTTGTTATTATTGAAAGTATTTTGACCTGAGCCTGTGACGAGGACATCCATTTTCTCAATGCCCGAGAACTTGAGCATATCGAGGAGTCCCCTATCCAAACCCTTGAATGTGTTAAACTGCAAAGGGGCTGAACCAACTTTGCCGCTGGCATTTGGGTGAAGCTCAGTATCAGGGGCTAGCAAGTGTGTCTTAACACCCCAGTAAAGCTGATTTTCTACTTGTTCAGTGCTTCCTGGGTAACCGGCGAACGCGCTGTTTTCGGCCACCTTACCTCTTGTTATCTTGAAAACATATGGTACTGGAGGCAGAATAGATCCTGATATCTGCATAGATCCTGGGGTTCCTGTCTCGAATCCATCTGCATACAATCTTGAAAATCCTGTAGGTATATCAGTCAAAGAATCATTTGTCTTAAGTACTGGGAGGCCTTCAAAGCCAAAAGGAAGACTATCTTTGGGAACTTCGCCGCTTTTAAGAGCATCACTTAAGACAACCCTCACTAAGTTAGACTTGATAGGATAGGTTCCGACAGAGTATAGCTTTCTTTCGTTTTCATTTACAGCGTCAAAATTAAACTTGAGCCTTCTATCTCCAATCATGGTACCAATAAATGTCTCAGAGTCAGGATTGAGAGTGCACCTAGGATATTGCTCCAGGATCTCAGGAGATTTGTCAGTATCATCGTATTTACGAACAAAAACCGTAAATGTACTGTAGGGATCTAATGGGTTAGTTGACCCTTTGACGTTAGCAATTGAAATTTTAATTTTATCATTAGCATATATTCCATCATCCAAAGCCTCGAAGTAAAATAGGTCAAATTCTTTGTTTCCGTACGGTTGTGATATGAACATAGTTGTTCTTGGCGTTGTATATCGCGTATCAAATCTTCCGAATGCATTTAAAAACGTGTCGCCGGCAGGGTTATTTCCTGAGGTGTTTGAAGACCCAGAAAGCATTGCAACACCCACGCCATTATTTGTAACAGTCGCAATTGAAGCGGGTACATCATATGCTGCATAGAGCAAATGCTGTTCTTCTTCGAATTTATCAGGATTGGTATTTAAAATATTTCTAACATAATCTTTGTCACGAGGATCCAGTGATGCTGTAAATACCTTAACACCTGCCTGTGAATCAGTTGTTGAAAATGAATCAGATGAAGATGAAACAAACAATTTAAACTTATTCAGCATTGTTCCAGCAGATCCAAGAGTTGCCGTTTCACCCACAGCTGGATCTAAAGAATTAAGTGCACTAGCAAATTCTGAGCCGCTGAGCACACCTACTGCTGAATCATTCGTAGTAAAGATAACTGCTCTTACGAGATTGACAAATCCATCAGCTCCTCCACTAGGAAAAGAATCGTTGTCAGTAAAGTACCTTGGAGAATAAACCTCAGAAGCCGACACATAGTGTCTTGCAGCGAGAATTTGAACTGCTCCTTTTACTTGCCTGGGATCTGTTGTCACAGGTGATAAAACAAAACCAGCATTTTTCACAGATCCCTGATTCTCAGTTGTTGAAATATCCGACGAAGATGAATTAGAACCTCCGCCTAGAATTCTCACATAAGTTACAGCATCTTTATGCTTTAAAAATTCATTAACTGCATATGGGCCGAACATTTTTGAGTCTAAGGACCCAAGCTTTGTTTTGAATGATTCTTCTGTCACAGTAACAGGTACGAATGCGGGGCCTTTTTGTGACAGTCCAATAATTCCCGCGGGTGTTCCAAGAGGTGGACTAACACGTTGAGTTGCGTCCACTTCCTGCTGAAATACCCCGGGAGATCTAAAAGTCTTTTCTGCCATGTGATTAATCTCCTGTGCAGCGATCGCTATATTAACATAATAATTATAGAGGGAGAACTCAAATGTCCTTAGATCTCACCAATCTTATCGATTATTCGTGCGCTGACAACAGTCTCACCTTGACGTTGATTTCGGGTAAGAACCTTTAAGTACTCAATTTCATCTTTTCCAGAGAAAGGATTCCTAATCTTGTTTACTGCTTTTAAGTAAGTCATTCTTGGGTCTTCTACTTCGTTGCCGGCTGGATTTATTTGTTCAATATCTGACAGTGTGAATTTGCTGATATCACCTGTAGGATTGGGTAATCGCGGGGGGTGGTTGACAATTTCAGCATTTGCTGTGTACATATCAAAGCTTACGTCTGGTGCAGAAACATAACTTCTTATTGGTGACATTTGGCCTGGATTTTGTGTGGCGACAATATAAGCAGGTACTGTCATATTAAACGTATACCTAACAATTCTCTCTTCTTGAGAGAAGTCATCAAAGTTATCTCCGCTTCGAACTTCATTTGCCGGATAAGCTACAAACCAGTACCCTTTATCTGTCTCGATTCTAAATTGATTCCTGTTCCCTGTGTATGAACTAACGAACTTTTCTATAAGTTGGTTCATATGAGACATGTATTGTGTCCAGAATGTAACCTCGTAACTCACAGATATAAAATGAGGGAAAGGTATGGTTAAGATCTCAAAAATATTGTTACCTAAGTCCGGAGCAAGCAATTTTCCGGTTTGAACATCTACAGTTTCTTGAGATCGGGGGCGGCGAGAACTAACTGTTCCTGGGTCTGAAGATTTTGGATTAGCGCTGTTAAGATTATGTGAAGCATCAGCGACGTTATCCTGATTTTTAAAACTGGGCTTATTCAGCAAGTTTTGGTATCTCGGATCTTTGCTACTTAATCTTTTCTTGATAACCAAGTCGCCGACGTCTGCCAATCTTTCTGTTGACGGAGCTTGATCGATTCCTGTTCGTCGAATAGAGATTACTGGTAAAATCAGGGCACCTGCGGAGTCCCGAATTGGTTTTCGTCTTTTTACAATTGCAAATCTTTCACCTGTGGCAAAAACAACAGGGACTGTAAGCGTTTTGCTTTTATTTTCAACATTGAAATTAAGCTGCTGGTCGAAAAGATTAAAGAATGCTTTGTCAATATCTTCTAACCCGCAAGGAGGTAGATGAAAATCAGTCGGGATATTATTACCCTCTAAGCCTGAAGGGATAAATTGGTTGGCGCCGTCTGGTTTTTTTAAGCTATCTCTAGTTGACATCTTCTTACTCACTCATCATAAAAAGCAGAGCCTGCACCGGAGTCATCACCCTTGGGCGAAACTTGATGAGGACCTGAAGTATTTTTCTCAAGAACACCTTTTTCTTGGAGCGCACGAACATCTCCAGTGACGCCCTCTTCATTAGCCTTAAACCCTCGCTGTTGAACGAATGTTTTTTGAACAGCATCAGGATCACTGTATTTTTCATCTGTTGGTCCGATAACATGTGTAAGAAACTGCTCTTTACGTGCCTGCTTACCAAGAATCCTAAAGCCTTCACCGTGCTCGATTTGACCGAACAAATTCTTCATTGTTGTAGCTGAGGTTATCTCAAAGAAAACTTCGCCGTAAGAGAAGAAATCTCCCACGTCAATCACGATTCCCTTGTCAATCAAATCTCTTTTTTGTATATAAGCCTCGATATTTGCCATCTCATCGATTCCGAACTTACCTGACTTATACGTGGGTTCTTTATAGCTAACAAAGCAATTTATTTCGACTGGGTTGTCAAATATTTTCTCAGGTGCTTCGTCATAAAGTTCATTTATCTTAGTCTTTGACAAAGAAATAGAGTAGTAATAGATCTTCTGACCTACAACATCTTTTATGAGCTCTTTGGTCAAGTCATTGACCAAGTCTATCTCTCTAGGTGTAATGAAAAGCCTTGCCAATTTTTAACCTACCCCATTGTAATTGCTCTTCCGTTTGGAACCGGAATTGTTTTGAGCTGTTTTTGAATATTCTCTGATTTTGTAGCATTCATTTCAATGATTTTATCGTAAGTAAGAGAATCAAGCATTTCTCTAAGTTTAGTTACTAAATCTTTCTTATCTTCTCTGCCTTGTGTTACTAGGGCTGAACCGTCTAATGTCACACTAGAGTTAGGGACAGGCACTGTTCCAAATTTCGACCTTACATGGCCGAGGAGCTCAGTTGATAAAGCAAGTGTATATTGTCTTACCCATTGGCGGCCGATGCTATTCACTCTTTCATACTGCAAGTCGCCGAAAGGAATGTTAGATAGATTTGAGACACCCTCAATAGTTCCGTCAGCAAAAGGTGGATTTAAAGGATCAGGTGCAAAACCTACACGGACCCAAAGCTTTCTATTTGTTTGATCACCGGTGGGCATTGGAAAGATCCTAATCTTGGTTCCAATTACCTTGTAATAGTAATTAGATCTTCGAACCCTATGAGAAACATTCATTTGACCAGCACGAAGTATGTCTTCGAAAACTGGTAGAACATAAAACATTGTTTCAGGAGTAAATGATTCAAAAGAGAATTCATTATTAAGGTAATTAATAGCTGACGTTGTGTCAAAGAATCGATAGGCTGCCTGCGGGTTGAAGTGAAATACTTCTTGTATCTTCATTCTTGTACTGTATACATTAAGCGGGGAATCAAACAAAAGAGAGCCATCGTCTTGTTTCAAGTTGTCATATAAGTCATAGTCTTGTTGCCCTGCGATAAGCGAAATGGATCCAGATAATGAATTATAGCTTCCTCCAACTGAAGCTTCGAACGCGTAGGGTTCTGCTTGCCTTGCCAAGAACTCTAGAGTATCTCTTGGGTATTTTTGTTCTGATCCCGACATTGAACCTGTTGCAGTTCCAAGAAAAGTTGATATCTGTGATCTGGCTTGGTACTCATTTACAATTTGACCATACTGGAAGAAAGATTCCTCGAAGCAGGCCCAGACCTGTTTTTTGGTAAGCTCAACAGACAATATGTCATCACCGAGCTTTCTTTTAACAAAAGTGACCATGTTGTCAGCTTCTGTTTGAAAGACTGTATCAGAATCAAAAGCACCAAATGGTGTCGGACTTAATGTATTTGCAAATGTTGCCACGTGCATCTCTCCTTAAGTGCCCAAATGGACATAACTAAGTATCAACGAAAAGAAGATACCTTACTGTAACTTTGATTACTACTTGAAGTTATTTTCCCTTCAAGCACTTTCCAGTTTTAAAAAATGATACTCTTCAAGCAAAGACAAGAAAGGGGCCCACAAGGAGCCCCTTTCCCTAGGTTGTAAACCGTCTAGATCTTTATAATCGCTTAGATTACGTTAAGATCCATAACCGTTACAGTACCGTAGAAGTCAGAACGAACCATCTTCTTACCGTAGCGAGTCATCACGCCCTTGCGAGGTGTGAAGTCTTCTGGTGCGAAAATGGTAGGTGTGACGATCAGTGGCACGTAAGGAGCATAGACGTAACCAGTCTCAAGGTAGCTACCGCCCTTGTAACCAACAAGAATCTTGTTGCGTGGGAAGTAGGGGTCTTTGTAGACTGTGAAACGGTTGCTCAACGTACCGACCTTCTCAGCGCCCAATGTGAATGGGGAGCTGACCTGACCTTCGCCGTCCAAGCTGTAGTTTGCACGGTAGAGGACAGATGCCTCAAGCATTGTGCAGACGTCAGGGGATGTAACGACAAAGTTTGCAGATCCACGAAGTGTCTTACGGTGAATGGTATTTGCGACATCGATGATTGTCTCAGTCAGTGTCTCGTACCATTCGCGAACTGTACCAGTAAAGCGAGGTCCTGCGGAAAGAGCGCTGCCCATGAGGACTTCGCCACCTGTTTCCTTGTTAACGAACTTACCAGGAGCGCGGGACCAGTAAAGGTTGGCGCCGTTAGCTTCTGTAAGAAGGTCATTAAGAATCTCACGATCGATCTCAAGAGCAACTTGCTCAGAAAGGATCTGGGTCAACTCAACCTCAGCGTCAAGGCTGTGGTAAGCATTAAGATCCTGTGCAAGCTCTGGAGACCAGCGAGCGCGCAGCTTGCGTGTTGCTGCGGTAACTGCGATGGACTCAACCTTGATGTCAATCTCAGGAATGACTGGGGAAGGAGTTGCACCGAAATCAGATTCGAAGGAAGGAATGGTGAGGGTAGAACCACTGTCACCAACATTCAGAGAATCAGCAATTGCGAAGGATGCTGTAAGGTTAGCTAGATCGCCAACGCCAACGTGCGTACCAGAAACAACTGCGAGAAGAACTGCGTCAGATGTGGATCGTGTAACCAAAGCGTTTGCTGTGAATTGCCCACCAGCGAATGTACCAAGCTGGTTCAAACGACGAAGGTTGACAACATTTTGTCCACCCTGCCATGAATCACTCAGGACAGCCATGTTGGAGTCTTGATTTGAGAACAAAGAGATGTCTTTCGCATTAGAAAGATCAACTGTATCAGCAAGATCGCTAAGTGCGACAAACAGCAGCTGCCATTTGCCGGCTGCACCTAAGACACCAAATGCGCTGGCTTGATCTTCGATGTTAGTAGTAACTTGAGGATCGAAACCGAGCATGCGGCCATCAGTTCCAGTTGCAAAGCAATTTGCGCCTGCGGTCAAAGTACTGCCGCCGGCGAATGCACCGGAAGCAACGAGTGAGTGGATCAAAGAGGAACTGTGAACCTTGGAGTAGGTTGAACCTGCGAGATCATACATACCACCTACTGCCAGTGAACCAGAGCGAATGCCCTTGCCTGCTGGGTTGTTGTAGATAGATTGACCACGACTATATGTTTCCTGGTTGAGGGTACCTGCGTCACCTGTAGTCAGGGATGCATCACCACCGACGTTGGAACCGTAGGTGTAATCAAGATAGAAGAGCAGACCAGAAGGAAGGCTCATTGGCTGGATAGAAACCAGCTCGTTAGCAACCAGACCACCGAAAACGCGGCGGACGATTGGGAATGCGATGTTAGAGAAACCGCGGAGATCGCCAGAAGATGCGAGAGAACCACCACCTGTAGAGACGGAGGACTGCTCACGAAGTAATTCTGCAGCTTGGTTCTCGAGGAGACGTCCCATATTTTCACGGGATGTACCATCAAGACCACGCAGAAGACCTGTGCGACCCCACTTCTCTGTCAGGCGGGCATTTTCTTCACCCAGATGACGAGAGCGGATCCCCTCAGTCAAAGACTCGAGAGAAAACTTATTCATTTTAAATCTCCTTAAAGATTTATGTTATGTGTTAAAATTTGTTTAAAAGAAATAAACTACTTGTTGATTCCTGCCAAAAGTGCCCAGCGGTTGGATTCAGATGATTCATTCAGGGAAGCACCTGCCGGACGTGTTGCACGACTTGCAGTTCCAACAACGCGCTTGGATTCATTAACTGATTCCTTGCTACGCTTGTTGAAAGACTCAGATAGAGTCTTAAAAAGCAGCTTCACTTCTCTCAAGCTTCTTGCTTCGTCGAGTGATTCGATGGCACGTGCGCGTTGTGCCTGTGTCAAATCGCTATTCATCAGCAGCTTATTAGTGTAGAGTAGTTTTGCGTTAAAGAGGTTCACTTCTCCGAGCTGGCCCTTCAGCTCTTCGATCGCCCCTTGGTATGCTTCTAATTTTTCGTTGAGTTGGTCATTTTGCTCTTCGGCGACCATCTCTTGGGCTTCTTCGGTTTCATTTAATGTTTCTTCCTCGACTTCCTCTTCCTCGTTAAGAGTACGGAGTTTTGCGAGTTCATCGCGGAGCATGGACTCAGAGATCTCAATGACTGTGTCGTCTGTAAGTTCAACTTCAGCGTCTTCTGTAAGATCTTCAGTTTCCTCTGTTCCTTCAGCCATTTCGCTGACCATTTCTGCTAATGCTTCTTCAAGGTCATTTTCGTCTACTTCTAGAACGACCTCTTCTTCGAGTTCGCCTTCAGCTTCGACTTCCTCTTCCTCTTCCTCTTCGACTTCAACCTCGCCGCCTTCGACTTCGCCTTCATCGGCTTCGTCTTCATCGGCTGGTTCGCCTTCGAGTTCAAGTTCGTCTTCATCGACGACGGAAGCGACTACCTGGCTGGCATCAACTTCAACATCTTCACCGAGATCTAACTCGATGGTTATCTTTTCTTCAGAAAGAAGGTCACGTAGAGATCTCTTCATGGCTTTAAGCTCCTCATTGTTATTATTAACTGTCTCTAATAAATTGGTAAATGTCTCTTGAAGCATAACACATGCCTCAAAATTGGTTAAACTTTCTTTTAATGTCTTGGAAGCTGTATCGGCGATTCCAACAAGCGTAATATAATTGTTAAGATCAGATTCTTGAAGCTCCGCTGCATCTTTTCCAACAATCTCTTCAAATACTTCTTGAAGGGCTTCAACCTGAACAGTTGCTTTATGTGCACCTTCGATTTGAGCTTTGCATTCATCGACCTTATTCCAAGACTCAGAGTAGCGAGATTGATATTCATCTTCTCTGGCATCTTCAGAAATGACCAACTTAGTCTCTTCCAGTGACTCAATAGAATTAGCAAAAGAAGTAAGAACCTCTTCGTTTACACCTTTTGCTAAAGAAAGCGCTATTTCAGCAACTGTTTCCTCTAGCCTTCGTGCTGCTAATTCAACTTCTTCAGAGGAAGGAGCATCGCCTAACATCTTCTGGAGCTCTTGGGCTGCTTCAGCTGTAAGCTCTAGTTCTTGGTTATTCTCATCAGACTCAAAGATATCTTCTTCGCTAGACAGATCAGAGAAATCTCCCAGGATCTGTTTTTCGATCATTTCACGAATTTTCGGAGCTATGGATTCGATAATCGAATTCTTAGCATTTTGCTCCGCTACTTCACGAAGTTTCTTTGCGTCTGCGAGCGCGTCTTTAAAAAGGCTATTCGACATAATAATCACCCATCTACACTGTTAAATATTTGCGGAAATAAAAAAAAACCCAAAAATATATTATCGTTGATCTCTCTTTAATCTTTTTACAGCACGTACGTGCTTCTCTCTTTTCTTCTCTGACTTTGTTTTATGATACCCAAGATAGGCATTTCGAACTTCATCTTGAAGACCTGTTCTTTTATACATTCTTTTAAATCTTACTGCTAAGCTTTCTGCTGTCTCTCCATCACGGAGATGAACCGTCAAGCATGTTCCAGAGCTTACAGGCTCTTCTCTACGCCTGCTGTTGAATTTCTTTTTGTCTCTGTAATTCTTCATTTTCTTCCTCGTCATTTAGGCTTCCCAGAAGGACATCCTTTAGACTATAAATTCTTTTTTTTGTTTTTACAGCTAACACATTATGAGAGCTGCCAATATTCATTCCAATAGTCTTACCAGTGTGGACCTTAAAAATTCCTGCGCCATTGCCCATGGCATAGAGCTGGGAGATCCCGCCTGTTGATTCATGGAGCAATAATAGCTCATCTATATTCTTAAGGGAAAACTTTGTCTCGTATAGGTCGAGTCTGGTTGAGCCGTTAACATATGCTCCCCTGTCTGCAGTGGAACGAGCTGCTGGGTTATTACTAACATAATTTCTATTTAACTTTGCGTTAAATTTCTTTGCAGTAGCGGAGTTGTGAATGGCGTCTTGATCTTCTACTTCTTCTACGGGATCGCCATAGGGGAAATAAGAATTTTTGGTGTATGGACTGCCATATCCTGACAGATCTTTTTGGGTATTTCCGTACCCGGAGCCGCCGCGGGAATCAGGGCGTATTCCATTGACGTACTCTTTAAGTTTCATTTTAACTACCAGAATTACCCTGTGGATCACTAGTGCCTAGACCGAATGAACCCAAGGTAAGGCGGCCTATTTTCTCAGACGAGGTTGCAGGGTTCTCTAGAGCATTTCCTTGAAATGGGCTGCCTGCGCCTTTGACAGGATTCACTATTTCTTCTTGAATTCCGTCTTCATTGGGAGATGCAATGTTTGGAGCGTAAGGTGATGCTATAGCTTTATCATCATTGTCTTTTTTCACATCAGGGATATTGGGGGCGCCTTTGAAGTCTCTATTATACGAAGAGAATCCGAAGCCGTTTGAAACTTCGCCGTTAAGGACTAGGTTTTCAAAATCTTTTCTTACAGCATGATCAGATCCGGCGTAGGGCGGGCCTTTATATATTGGTGAGTTGCTGAACGCTTTTTGAAGCGTGGCAGTATTTCTATTACCAGCAAGTCCTGGCGTGTCAGGCAATTTCACTTCAATAATATTGCCCATGGGTACTTCAGCCATTTCTGCTCTCCTTGTGCAGTTGTCTACGAATACATATCAAGTATTCAAACAATTAATCAATCGCCTACTGGTTTTGGTGTGGATTCAGAAAATGCCATTGTCGCCCAGTTAGAAGATCCTTCAAAGAGATCCTCAGGTTTTGCTTGGCTTACTATTTGAGCTGCTCGATCTGATCCTGGGGGTGCGGAAGGCATTTTTCCGGCTTTGAGCTGTTCCTGTAAAGTAGTTTTAGCAGTATCAGCAAATATTGATTGCATAACAGGATCTGACGTCATATTCTTAGCATGTTTATCTGCTGTTTCATTAAAAGAAACATTTCCTAGTGATCTTTTCTTAGAAAGAAACTCTCTTTCTGGAGAAGGTTTCTTTTTTCGAGAAGTAACTCTCTCGTTCAAAGACTCAGAAGATAAGCCTTCAGCGAGGATCTCGATAAGACACTCTTTAACAAGATTTTTTAAAGCTTTTTTTGTCAGCTTGGCCATTTTATCCTACACCTATATAGCCAGCAGAACCTGTTAGAGTAGGGAACATAGAGGACTTGATTGGAGTAATACCTGCAAGGAGAGTAAAGCCGTTTGTGCCGCCGGCGTGTGACATAAAGAACAGCTCTTTAGTTCGTATCTCTAATCGAGTCGTTTCTGCGGTCACAACAAAGTAATTTGCATGATCTGGAGTTGACTCATGCACAGAACCAGATACTGAGGCGCCTTCTCCTAGTACACCTTTTGCGGTAACACCTACTCGAAGAGGATTAGCAGTCAAGGGTGAAACTACAACAAATCTTGTTACGTTTGGAAAAGTAACTTTGATTGGAGTTCCAGATAGCGGAACTTCTGTTGCAGCGGACGAAGTGAGAAAAGGTATCGCAGACATTTGATATGAAGGTACGTCACCAGGTCCCATAAACGGATTATTTAATGTCATTTCTTACTCCTCGTTCTTCCATTGTAATATATCATTAAAGATTCTATCAACTCTAACATCTTTTCCAAGATACTGGTTTACTTGTTCAATCTCAGCAGCGGTTAGGTCTCTACCTTCCTTCATAACGAAGGCACCGGGGGTTGACGGCTCAGAAACGATATCCCAGCAAATTAATTGAAAATCTGGCTGGACCATCACGTGCGCGCCTGAGTTTTTGGTGGAACCCACGCCTCGGGAAGAGATTCCTATCTTAATACCGCTCTCAACTAAGCTTTGCAAGATCTTTCCATTAGGCGTATTAAGAACTTCGATTGTTCCATAGACGACTCCGTCATCCATGTGAGCTGATCTCACAACATGTGAGACATTCTTTAATTCAACAACAGATGTGTCTGGGTGATCAAGCTCACCGAGAGCTCTTCCCTCATTTATCAGCATCTGGTAATTTCTGACCTCTCTATCCAGTACATCTTCGGGATAGACTCGACCATTTTGATTTACAGTTTCTGATTTTTGAAGAATTCCTGACATTATAAGCTTTCCATCATTTTTTTCGATGGATTCCTTAATCTGGTCTCTAGAATAATCAAAGTTAATATACTCAGTTAAAAGTTTCATTTGGATCCTCCAAGTTCTTCAACCACTTGTGTCATTTGCAAGAATCTAGTAAGAGTCTCATCATTTAGATTGTCAACTTCTTGACCCTCAACAAGGGACATAACTTCACTTGTCTTGGTAAGAATACTTCCTTCTTGAGACTTTGAGTATTCTACAAGGCATTCCAGTGTTTTCGTTTTAATGTTTTCTGCCAACTCTCTTGTTTCATTTGAATTATCAGAAAAAATATAAGACTTAATTAGAGAAATCTGGTCAGTTGTAATTTTTGACCCGTATTTCTTGTTTAGCTTCTCAGACATAACTTTGACGACTAAGCCGTCGATCTCAGAGTTATATTCTTCTTCTAGGGAAGATTCAGCTTTTTCCCTTGAGAGCTGCTCAATAAGCTGGGACTCGTAAGAGATTACTGTGGAGATATCGAGATCTGTCTCATCCCTCCAGTATCCCAGAACTGTTCCAGCAGTTGCATAGTCTCTATAGTTTGGAATGGCCTCACTGTAAACAGTGTTTGATCCAAGCTTATGATTAATCTCTCTGATCAGAGCATTCTTTTCTTTATTTAGTTTTTCTGCGTCGAACTTGTGAGCTGCTGCTCGAGCCTCGTGAAGAACTGTGTGTGCTAAGGCTTCGTTACCCACGGGAACATTTACCAGTGCGTTAATTAAACGAAATTCTCTGTGAACCTCAGTTCCTTTTCTAAAGTATTTCTGGACAAGATGTCTAGCAATACCCTCTCTATCACGATTGTTCTCAACCATTGCTCTTGAGATGCTTCTTACCAGAAACTCATAAAGCAAGCCAGAGTTACGCTTCTTATTATGTCTCGCCATCTGTATGACCCTCTCCTTCAGTGATTAGGGACGATTTTTTCCTATTATTACCTAGGTCGCCTTCAAGCTTTTTTAATGTTTTCTTTAACGTTGCCGTCATATTGTTTTGATATTTTTCTTGTTCTTCGAGTTTTAAGTCTGATCCTTTTACGATCTCTCGATCGAAGACACGATTATTAGTGTGACGCTCTTTACCTTGTCCTGTGTATCCTGTAGAGTAGGGCGCACGGACTGGGTCTGTCCTTCCATCACCCCCACGCTTAGATCGAGGTTTTCGAACCTTTGAGCTTGCCTTAACAGGAGACGATGCTGCAACGGTAATCTTTTGTTTTTTTGTATCTTCGGGAGGCTGATTTGGGTCTGACGTTAAAAGGAGATCATCACGATTTGTTTTGTCGCTGCTGGTTTCAAGACCGCCCTCAGCTTCTTCTTCTTCGTCTCCGATTATTTCTTCTTCACCTGCCTCGAACTCGGCTCCAGCTTCGACTGACTCAACGTCAGAAGCTGGCAAAGTAATAGCCTCGACTTCTAAGTCCCTAAGCTTGTCAGCATCTTTTTCTTTTTCAATATTTCTAATCTGCTCAGATGTCAAACCTAGGATCTGCTTTCTAATATAGTCTCTTGATAAGACGCCATCAGGGGCTTGACCTGCGATTTCAAACTTTGATCTGTATAGTTCAAGCTTCTGCTGCTGGGCAATTGTAGAAGGGTTAGAAAGCTTTAATTGAAAATCAACAAGGTCTTCATCTTCAAAACCGTTAGCAAATAAGTGAATTGCAGCGATCTTATTTAGCTCTGATATCACGACTTTTTGGATCTTGCCAATCGTCCGTGAAAATCTAATATCTTCTTGCGCTAGAGTAGCCTTAGAACTTAAATTCTCATCATACCCGAGATACGCCTTCGGAATCTTGAGTGCTGAGAAGAGCTTTTTCTGTATGTACTCAACATCTTCAATAGCTGTTGTGTTCTGTCCGCCTGCTAGCGTATTTATCTCAGTTCCGTCACCTTGACCTCGAACAGGCAGAAAATAATCTTCATCTACAGATAGGGGATTATATCTCATGTCTACGCGTCCGGTGGACTTATCAATTACCTGGCTGGACCTTAGAGCTGCTTTGGCTTGTTGCATGTAGTTTTCTACCTCTTCAGGCGGAACGTTACCCACATCAATCTTAAAGACTCTGCGTTCAGGGGATCGAATAACTCTATAAACAAGCATAGCGTCCTCGATCATGATCAATTGTCGCCAAATTCTACGTGCGGGTTCAATCACGGAGGAACCATAAGGAAGGAACGCGTCGTTCCCTAAAAGCCTAAAGTGTCCGATTTGCCAATTTTCAAGAATCTTATTTCCCTGTGTCACCCATCTAAATCTTGTAGCAAGAGGATCTTCAGGATCAAATCCTTCCTCACGCTCAATCTCATTTACAGGAACAGGAAATGCACTTAAAACACCGTACTCAGGGCTGATATCAAGAAACAAGAAGAAATCGCCATACTTGCAAAGATTTCTGACCCATGGGTTTAAATTAAAATCAATATTAAGATTATCATAGAAAAGCTCTTCAAGAATCTTTCTAATCTTCTCATTTTCTGAATAGATATGAAGTGTTTGGCCGACCTCATCTTGTGCAACTGTTTCATCTGAGTATATGTCTAAAGCAGAGGCGATCTCAGGAGTTGCTTCCATTTCTTGGAAATCTGCATAGCGACTCATTCGATCATACATACCATACGCGCTTATTGCATTGGCATAAACATGGCTTTGTGATCTTTGAAACTGTTGTATTGCAGTTCCAGTGGTGGGCTCTCTATAAGCCCTTACTTTTCTTTTTACTATTGGACCGGATCTGAAAAGTCGCGTTAGTCTATTAAAGAAACTTGGTTCGTCTGCCATCGAAGCTCCTACATTCGGGTAGAGAGCACTTTTGAATTAGCGCTGTCAATAACTATCCATAACATACAGTATTTATCATCTGCAGTAAATAATTCAATCTAATAACCAGCCATAATCCTTTTTCTTATCATTGGATTTTTTTCCTCTTTCCCACTGTTCTTGTTTTATGGGTGCGAAAGGGTTTTGGGGCATTCTTTTAGAAGGTGAGTGGACAATGTCATCTTTGTCTCGTGAGGACATAGACATTCCTGCGATCATAGCATTGTTGAGATCAGAGTTTGCAGAAGAGCCGCCATTAGATCCATCAAATAGCCACGCACCAATTGCAAGACTCATGACAAGATCATCATTATGCCCTTTCATTGCCTGGGCTTTTTGACCTTTCCAAACAAAAGACTTAAGCTCTTCGTAAAGTCTTGAAGAATATATTTTTAAAGATTTATTCCTAATGTTTTCTTCAAGCTTTGAAAGAATCTGGATTCTTGATTGACCTTGCGTGCTAAATCCACCTACTTGATCATTTCTTTCAGGTGAGTAGTTAGCTAAATAAACTGCTTTGTTTTTAGCGTAGTACACGTTTGGATACTGCAATTCTTTTAGCTTCATAACTGTCGTATACCCAAAAGTATTGTTCTCGGGGGCGAGGAGCGCATTATTATATCGCCTTCCCAGACTGTCTAAGAGTTCACCGAACCGGTCAGGTGGGATTTTACCCCTATATTCTGCAACTATTTCACCGACATCAATGTCGATGACGTGGCAGGTTGAATAATCCTTTGAGTCGCCTCGGGCGACATCCGCAGAAACAATATAGTTGTGGCCTGTTAGCGGATACTCCCAGACCCATAGATTTCTATCTTCGTGCTGTCTTTCCCTCGGATCTTTGATAATCTCTCTAATCCACTCTAAATGATCGTTTGTAAGAAACGTCTCTCCTGATGCCACGAAATCGCATAAAAGCTCTTGGGCAATTTGGCGCTTTGACATATTACGAGTTTCTTTGTCAAACCACTCTTGATCATGCTCAGGATGAACATCCCAGGGTAAATTAATTGGAAAGAACTCATTCTCACCCTGTACACCGTCGGTATAAAGCTTATAGTATTGACCGCCAACTCCATTTGGGGTTGACAATACGATTGCTCGCCCCCCAGTAGATAGTGTAGGGTACAGACCCATCCACAGCATATCAAAATTCTTAACAAATGCTGCCTCATCCACAATTAAAAGTGAAAGTGCTTCTGATCTACCCGCATCATCTGACGTGGGGATTGCTTTAATTATTGAGCCATGACTGAATTCTATTGTCTGCTTATTATCCGCAACGACTTCTGGTAAAACAAGCCACTTCGGGAGAGAGCGAAGCATGGTCTTTACTTTTCGGATAAAGTTCATTGCAACACCGAGCTTGGTTGCGATGACTAGAATATTTTTATCTCTCTGGAATATTCCCATCCACAGGGCATATGAAGCTGTAAGGGTGGAAAGCCCTAGCTGGCGTGATTTTAAGATTACATTAAATCTATTCTCTTCAAAGTGTCCCACGCAATCTTCTTGAAATGGGTACGTGTCAAAAGAAATCAGACCCCGAGTTGGATGCTGGATCTTTACGTACTTTTTCATGAAATAGATGGGGTCTTTGCCACATCTAATAATTTCTTTTACTTGTTTTTGCTTATTAACAATAGCCATTTTAGGCCTTTATAGAGAAAATTGAATTCCTTCTATAGTAAACAGTTCTGTTAGGATTGAAAATATTATAGTTAATTAACTCAATGCTATCTGTAGAAGGGCATGCCTCTTTGAGAGTCAAGGTTTTACCTGTGGCTTCCTTAAACTCTTTCTTTAAATTGTCTACGTAATCCTTGGTGAGCTTAAGCGATTCTTCTTTAACAGCTTTGGCACCTGGGTGGTTGGGGTTCGCTAACATGGTTTCGTGGCCGTGAAGATTGACAATGGTTACAAACTTAACCATAAGTCGGGTCTCATCTTCTTCACCCGAAAATATGTTTGACTTAATAGATCGGCCAGCTGGCACTTTGTACTTCTTGGAACCAGTAGAAGACTGGCCCCATGTAGTCTCAATCAATTGTCCTAGAACGTTAACATCTTCAAAAGAAATCATAGTATAACTCCGCATAAACTCACATATAAATATACTGTATCAAGTAAACCTTATCGGCGTAACCAATTTACGCCTTATTTTTTTCTCTTCTTCGATTATACTTGAATCCGGGCGCCAGCCTTCTTTCCACTTTATTCGGTTTGAACCTTCAGCCCACTTAACAGCGCATTCAAAACAACACTTATGCTGTGAGTAGTAAAAAACATCCTGATCAGTTCTAATAAAATACTCACAAACAGGACACGTAAGAGGAATGTCATTCTCAATCTCATCTTTAATTAAAGTAAAGCCTTCATCAAATTTTTTTATTATTTTAGACATGAATAACGTGTGAATCCATTCCTTTTAGTTCAATCTCAAGAGTGTTGTCAACAACATCCTTGACTGAATCAACATGCGTTATAACTAAAATATTCTTAAACCATTTCTTAAGCGAGACAAGTAGGCTGTTGCAGGCTGCCACCTGGGCCTCATCTAAACTCCCGAACCCTTCATCAATAATAAGCATATCTGTTTTTGGCAAGGAAGAAATATTAAGAAGAGCAACTCTAATTGCTAGGGATGATATCATCTTTTCCATTCCAGACGCTAGCTCAATAATTCTTCGGCTGTCGCCATAGTCAAGGTAAATCTCTGCTGAATTAGATTCGGGATCTGTTTCTAGCTTAACAGTAAAGTTTACAGCACCATTTAAAATCTTTTCAATCTCTTTGTTAATAGCAGGAAGCTGAGATCTTATAATTTGCGTCGGGACACCTTTTTTAGACCATGCCTTCATTAAAAAGTCATATATCTTCCAGATTCTCTTGAGCTTAGTATACTCATCTCGCTCAGTTTGAAGTTTTTTGATTTGACTATCAATATTTCCTTTAAGCTCAGCTAGCGATATTCTTCTTGCATCCTTTTGCTGGACCTCAGCTTTCATCTCCTTAAACTTTTCATTAAGTTGACGTGTTACATCAGAGACATCTGAGGTTTCTGCTCGTAACTGCATGTCTGCGAGTTGCCTCATAGATTTTTCTAATTCTTCAGAAACATCTCGATGATCGCGAGACAAAACTTCTCTTTCGCTTTCACGCTTAGAGAGATCTACTGTAAATCTTGTAAGCTTATTGATTAAAGTTTCGTACTTCTCTATTTTTTCTTCTAAATTTTCTGATTCGAGCTTTTTGAAAGATCTTTTCATTGCCCGGAGGTCTTTAGAAAAGCCATCAGTAATCTCTTTTTGTTCTTCGACTACTTTGTTGGTCTTTTGCGACTCTTTAACATATTTGCAGCTTGGAAGATGCTCGAAACAATCGCAAGGTTTAAGCTTTTTAGCTAGCTTCTTTTTACTTTCAAGGCTTTGTTTCGATAGCTCATGTTGGTGGGAAAGCGAGGACAATTGTCTTTCTAGATCTTGATAAACTTCACGTCGGTGCCTCAGATCGTTAATCGGAAACTTCTTCTTTACGTCTTCTATCTTAGACGTCCTCTCTTGGATTGCATCGATTCTATTGTTGCAGGCTTGTAGTCTAACTTGAATCTCACTATACTTTTCCTCAAGTCTATTGACTTCATCTTTTTGGTCTTCAATCTCTTTCTCAGAAACTAAATCCTCTTCAGAGAAGCCCGATAATTCTGCCTGGGTTTTTTGTGCTTCTTCTCGAAGATCGATCAGCTCACTTTCAAGATCTGACATCTCTGCGTCATGTTCCTTTTTCTTTCCTCGAAGAGCAACAATTGCAGCATTCCAATCTCTTTCGGGATACGAAGATAGCTTACCTTTTATTTCAGAAGAGTCATATTTTACCAAAGTTGACATCTTTTCAAAGATATCTAAATCAAGAAACTTAGAGAGTACATATTTTCTATGTGAAGATCCTTGATTGATAAACGCATTCATATTTCCTTGCGTTGCAAGAGATGTCAAAAGGAAATCGTCAGCTGAGCCCAGCATCTTTCTAACTACTTTTTCTGTTTGAGTTCTTTGCTCACCATTTAGATCCTGGATTACATTACCTTCAGAATCTACTTTTTGAAAATTAAGTGTGGTAACAGCAGACTGTTTTCCTTTTTTGTCCTCATATCTTACTGACTGTCTTTCAATCAAGTGATCTGAGTTTCCTATCTTTACAAGCATCTTAGACTTGCAATGGCCTTTCCTGGAATTGATTACATGAAGATTCTTAATAGATCCTCTATCAGTTCCGTTGAACAAAGTGTAGACCATAGTTCCCACAATAGAAGATTTACCAGCTCTATTTCTTCCTAAAATTCCTGTGATGCCATTAAGCTTTGTAAAGTCTATTTTATTATTCTTGCCGTAAGAAAATGCATTATCAAATTCTAGGGATTTAATCGACCATTTAGTATGTCTAGTTACATCTTCGTTTTGTGTAGCCAGAGTGATATACCTGTTAACCAGCTTTTCAATATCTTCCCACTCGTCTTCATTGAACTTACCATCAAAAACATAATCCTTCAGTATTTGAGTTTGAATCTTAGGATCTCGCAGGTCTTCTTTTACAAGATTACTGTCGTTGTCAATGACATTAGTCTCATCAGGGTCTTGATCAAATTTCCACACAACTTCTTTTGGGCTTAACTGGATCTTTAATTCATTGTGAAACTGCTTTATTTCAATTTGCGGGATTGTCTCAGTCGTTCTTATTCTAAAGCGGCAGCCTGCTTTGTGCTTCTTAGCTTCGCTGATGGTGTTTGGAACGTTTCCTGCCCAGTCAATCGTTACAAATGGGTGTGGGTTTGGGAGTCTATGAAACTTGACATCAAAATCATCTTTAGACCTAATGTCCCAAACTAGGAATCCTTTGTTGGGATCTTCTCCGTAGTTCTGCTGAATTGTAGAGCCTGAATATGCAGCGGTTTTCTTCTCATTTAAGAATTGAAACTTATGAATATCTGCAAGCATAACAAATTCATAATCATCAAAGTAGTCTAATCCTATTTCTCCATCGAGCTCCCAGTTTTGATCAGTTGTAGAACCGACAACACAGCCGTGATAAAGAGCAATATTGATATCACCCTCGACTGGCTTTACATTTTCCCAACCTTCTTCATCAAAGCAGGAAAAGACACACCAGTTAAACCCAGGAACGCCAACGGGATATGTCCCAGACTTTTTATAAAGGTAGACGTTGGGATTGTTTAGGGCATTGACGATAGGTGTAATTGCATCTTGTCGATCTGAATTTACTAAATTTCCATCGTGGTTTCCTAAGATTACATGTGTGGGTGCGACTTCAGCAAGTGAATTAAAAAACCAGGACATTTCATCAATAACTTCAGGTGAGATCCCCTGCGTCTTAGTGTGATAAATGTCGCCGCCAACATAAATGGCGTCCACTTCAAGTTCCTTTGTCTTGCGACAGAACTCTTCAAATACTTGTCGGTACTCGCTATGCCTAGATAGACTACGATAATGTACATCGCCGATATGGGCAATTCTAATACTCATAAAAATTTCCTATTAAATCATACTGCCTGTAGACAAATTGGATATTTTAAATCTTAAATTGTCTAAAGGTTGCCAAGAAAGTGCTGCTGTTTTCCTTTTTAAGAATTCTTTCCTGGGCATTTCTCCCACATCTTCAAAGCCAGATGTGTTCAAAATTCTTACTTCTATGTCAAACTCATTAAGTTTTTTAGCTAAATTCATCATCTTTGATTTCATATCTGAATCTAACGCTAAAACTATGGGTGTCTTATTCGCTACTATCTTAGTGAATAGCAGAGAGTCTCTGGCCATGCTTGAGCCTAATAAGCATGTTGCATTGTTATTGCACCTTATAAGATCAAATGGACCCTCAACAAGTGTTAGTTCTTGCTTCCAGTCTATGTTAATCTCATTAAATATAATTTCTTTTTTATCAACAGCGGAGTTTAGATATCTAGGGAATCTATCGCCGTCGATATCGCGCCCAGTATAAAAATTTAGCTTTCCCTCTTCATCGAAAGACGGAATTATAGCTCTCCTTCTGTCAGCACCTACTGTAGTAACACCAATTTTAAAATACCATAAGTCACGTATTGTAAGCCCTCTTGAAAAAACATAGTTTATCACAGCTTTAATATCAGGATCATCTGTTCCTAAACATGAAACTAGAAGCTTAAACTTCTCTGGGAGCCGGAGGATTTCTTGATCTGCTTCAATCTCTCCTGACGCCATCACGCCATCGAAAAATTCTGCTACATACCTTTGAAGGTCTTCAGTTGACCCAAATTTCTTAAGAACAGGAATTAAATTTTTAGACTTGAGACCGCAGACAAAGCAGTGGCAAAGATCGTTGTCTAACCTGATTACAAACTTCTTTTTATTTCCTTTGCCACAACTCGGGCACTTCACGTGGAAATTGATGCCATCGTTCATTAATCGGCCGGAACCGAATATCCCCTTTAAGAAGGTAACCTTCTCATGGGTAGTATTAATATTACTCACAAATTTATTATAACAATGCTAAGCAGTATTTACAATTATTAGGCCGGCGCGAGATATCAGATACGCGTCTGCCATATCCTCACAGGCTTTCAGTCTTACTTCCGAGCCTTTTCTTGGGCCCGACTTTAAAATCTTTGTAGGCCACGCAAAGTCTATTTGAGCTTCTGTCCACTCTTGAACTTTCTCCTTTGCGTTTTCGCCTCTTTTAACTGACAGATTTACTGCTTTTCTGGCGGTGTTCACATTAAAATACTCAGGCTCAATACCTGTTATTTCTCTTGTGATAAAGGAGGCGACGCCATTGAACTTTGTTAGTGTTGAAAGAGTTTTTGCAGAAGACATTCCTGATCTGAATCTTTGCAAGCTTTCTTCAATAAAGATTCTTGACACAGGTCCGTCCAGACCTTTGACTATAGACTTCATCTCTTCTCTGTAGAGGTCTACTTTATCCCAGTAGGATTTGCAGGATGTCATGTCTATAAAATTTAGCTGCTTAAGATCACCAGAATGATCCAGGATTGAAATCCCAGTGCAAGATGTGGATATATCAAGGCCGAGTACATACATTAAAAATCCAGCTTACTGCGGAACATCACGCGATCATCTGTTCTTTTGATCACGGGTTGCGCGAATTTCGTTTTCATTATAACGTTTAAATTGTCATCGTGAAAATTAATTCCTGTGATTGCAACAAACTCTGGATTAGTCTCATTTGCATTCAATGATGCAGAAACTGGGATATAAGAAGGGTTAGAAGAAGAATTAAGAGTAGCAGCAGGTGCTATAACATGAAGTTTAAGAACATGAACTTCATGCTGCCCTTTAAACGACATCTCAAATTGATCTTTTCCAAAGAGGGGAATGTTAGGTGATTTAACAACAACAATACCCTCGTCATAAAAAACATTGCCAACTGAGTTCCATGTTGCATTCGTAGTAGATGCGCTCGATCTATACAGATTTCCGTATCCATCATCCTTGAGGGTCATGCTAATTTGACCGCCGGACCCTGTCAGAGAAGTATCTGTCATTTGGAGCGTGCCAGGACGGATCTTCTCACCATAATAAAGTTTAGTAATATCAAATATTATGACTTCATCAGAGCTGTTGTCTAGCGTTCTTCCATAAACTGCTGGTAAAACATATGCGGGCCTTGTTGGATTTTCTGGATTGGCGTACTGATCTGATTGATCTAAAATTCTTGATTGGGCGCGGATGGTTTCATATCCTTGATTTCCTACTTGCGGGAAAGATTGTGAGGGTATCAGCTCTCTCAATTTGATCATACTCATATCGACATAATCTAAATCATTTGTGTAGTGATAAAATAAAGACCCAGACTTAACAGGTGTGGATGGAATGCTTCCTGTCTCCACCAGCGCAAAGTTAGGTTTAAAATTTCCGTCATCGCAAGGAAGAAGAAATAAGTTTCTATATCTTAGTTCGGGAACATCAAAAATTCCATCATTTGCAGTAGCAGTAGTTGAAGGAAGTGGTATTTCAGTATCTATAGCGCCTGTTAAAGACATGTGTCTTGGGAAATTTAATGTAGATAAGTCTCTTGTAAAATTCTCTAAATTGAGAATGTGCCCGCCAACATTAAAGGAAACCCATGCATTAAACGGATTTTCTGTTCTTTGATACATGGGTTTGCCAAGGAAACCGAACGCTGCGTTTAATGATTTCCTAACTTTTCTATAGGGTGACTCCTTAGAGAAAAATGGTGGGACATGCAAGGCAAGATCTTTTTCTTTTCTAGACGATGCGCCCTGAATAGACCCTGTATACACTTGATCATCGTCTCTATAGCCTGTGAATATCTTAAGATCGTGCATCTCAGCATTTAGAGGTGAGACAAAGTCATATGATTCTGGGACAACCTCTGTTTCAGCTGGGTCTAAATTTACCAACCCAAAATACGAGGCGACCTGCGAAGAAAAGAACTTAGCTTGCTTGTTGACACCTGCATTATCACCAACATAGTAATTTCCTACTACAAGAATATCGGGATTGCCTGGGTTCGATCCACCTGCATACGCGGCTGGCGCAATTGAGCTTGACGGAAGAACAAATGATCCTTTTTCAATATTGTTGACAACAAAAGATCCAGAATTTGCATTTCTCTTATTTTTCCACCGTATTGCAACATGATTCCATGAGTTAACATCAAGGACATTGTCATCTGACAGGAAGATCAAGTCGTTGGGATATGATCCTTGAATTGCTTCAGCTGGTGTGACATCAGCGCTGTGGCTTAACTGTAGTTGAATTCTAAATTTATCAGCATTGCCTCTTTCATCTTTTGAAGACCCAGACACAAGAGAAATGGCATAAGAAGAACTTAGATGTAAAATAGTTCCTGCGCTATATCCAGAATCGTTAGCTTCAAAATAATTTTTAGGATTAATGTGGAATTCAAAAGTAAAACCGTCATCTACTACATAAGAGCCAGAGGCTTTAGTTTCATGCGCGATTGATGCTGAGTTGGGGTATAGTAAGCACGCTTGCGTTGGTACTTGGGATGCAGTAAAAAAATTAAGAGAATGATAGTTTGTATAAGAAAAATGAGATGATGGAAACTCAACTCTATTGGCTGGGTATAAATTATCAGTTATGTATCTTTTCTTCTCAAAAGAAGCATTTTCATTAACAGACCTTGTAAGCCTATTAATTGTTCCCGAAGAGTTGTGAATAATTTGCGATGGCGGGATGTCGTTTATTACTTCAAGCACAAGCTCCATAACACCGCTGTAGTCAGTATTTATGGCAGGGTTTGCTATGTCCGCTGCCAACAGGTGTGAAGCTGCGCCCCACATCAACCCGACAAAGTTGTCATCAAAAGCCATCGGGATGCCCATGACGGAGGGTGGTGATCCTAACTCTTTCTCAATATGCGATCTTCTAGGAAAAACATTGATCGACCCTGTTACTCCTAAAGAGCTTGAACTGAAGGTTCTGCCTGGCGTCGCCTGGATCGTAGTATTTTCGAAATTGTCTCTATTGATTTTAAATATTGTCATGATATTGTCATCTCAAAAGACTTTCAAAAAATTCAGTTCATTGATCGTAGAGGACCTTCCCACAAAAAGAAGTCTAATCAGAAGTCTAATCTTACGCGGAACGTAACATCCTTTTCAGGATTTTTCTCAACAGGGCGGCTTAGCTTAGCGACAGCCAAAAGATTTCCTTGTTCATCAGTCATCCCAACCTTAGTTATGAAAGTAAAAGATTTCTGTGTTCCATCTTGCCTTGCTGACGCTTCGATTACATTGATGTTTCCATCTGGATCCAAGTAGGTTGGGTTGGACGAGTAGTTAAATTCGTCAGCAGTAGCTCTGCAGAAGTAAAGTGTAGAATTAATATTTGTTAAATTCTGGAATGTTGCCGCTGTGAGAGTACCGCTACTAAATCTTGTAGAAGAAAGATGGTCGACTATATTGTCAATAGATGCTGACACCATTAAGTCTGGAATGAACTTAGCATCAATATTTCCTGCTACAGACCCAATTACTGTCTTACCTGCAGAAATAGAGTCTCCATCAATAGTTGAGGCGTTAGACATTGCATCGATCACACCTGACACATGCTGGTTACCGGAGAGTATTAAATCTAAATTAAATACGGCGACCCCTCTATCATAAAACATCAAACCTACAGACTCATCTGTGTTAGAAGAGTTAACAATATCACCAACTGTGCCACCTGCATTTGAAACTTTATACGTTGCGGCGGAACCTGCATCTGTAAAGATTGAGGAGCCGGAAACAGATGTTACATTTAAGTTGGAACCTTCATCACCGAGAAATCCAGAAATTGGGGCACGAGATGCTGATTGGTAGAACTTCATCGCGAATGTTTCTTTCTTAATTCCATCCCTATGGAAGAGACGCTTAAAGGTCAAGAACATTGCATTATTGATTCGATTAGATGTCGTAGTAAGACTGTCAGTAGAATTATTATTGGTAAACGGAGAAAAGAAAGCTCTGTCTCTATCACCCAGAAGAGTTTGAGCAAACTCATGGTATGAATCAACTTTTTCTCTCATCATCAAGCTAGTTGAAGGAAATAAAAGCTTTCCTGTAGACTCAATGCCTGTAGAAGAGTTGCTAACTGTTGAAGACCCAGAGAATATACCCACAGACATATCAAAAACTGGGTTTGATGTCTGTAAAGAAAAGTCTTGATCATATACAGTCTGGAACAGAGATGATGTTACACCTGGCCCCACTCCGCCGGTGACGAAAACTTGATATTTTCTTCTGGTTACAGATCCAGAAATATCTTCTTGGACGATGTCAATAAGCTGTGTCAAAAATGACTGCGCTGTTTGCACATCTGCTGGTCCGAACGCTTTTGATGTTGGCATTTACTTACCTCACTAATTCTTGTTTAGAGTCACTTGTATGTCTTTGTTAAGCCCAGACATTCTTCCTTGTACTCTTACTACTGTCTTAATTGTTGTTTTATCTGACGTTGCGCCAAATGTTGTAAAGTCCGCTGTTGTAAGGACTTTATTTTGAATGTTAACTTGAAAAGTTGGAATGTCGCCTTTTGCAGAAGTTGCTACAAAATAATACTTGGTATTTCCATCTTGCATAAATGGAGTATTATTGCCTAAAGTTAGAAACTTACTATTAAGCGACACAATAATCATAGAGTCGCGAATTTCAGAAGGAATAGATTGACCGGACGGCGGTTGCTGCTGGACAGTAAATAAACCACTGGCATCAGCTCGGGACACAGTATTAGAGAGTGTAATATCTTCACTGCTCACTGTATATGTGGAAAGTGATGTGAGGCCATCATTTGATAAAGAAACTAACAAGTTGTCTCTTTCAATATTTGAATTAGTTAGCGCTTCCAAGACAGGAGTGTTTTTCTCAATCTTTTCCTTACCAACGGTTCGCCCATACTTTTGAATCATCTTGTAGTCTACTTCATCATCCCCAAATACAAAATGCGTAATTTGAAAAGACCCGTTGTTTGCTGCAAGCCTTTTTCTTCCTTCATTGGTAAGAACTGCATCTAATATAATGTTATTTGTGTCGTTGGCAAGAAATCCCATTTCTTCACTCCTGGTATTTAGTCGGTTTGGTGGTGATATAACTAATTATCTTCACTGGCTCTTCTGTCTTTTATAAATATATCCACAATCTTAGACTGCTGTAAATCCGTATTTAAAATCTGCAGCTTAAACCTAGACGTTAAGTCATCTTCATTGTCACCACTGAACGGTAAAAAATGAAGATCTTGGGTTCTCTGCGGATCGTCTGGATCACTAGTTAACACCTTTAAATATTCAGGATCTAGATAAAGTTTAACTCTTGAATGATTAGAATCCTTTGCAGTCTCATGAAGAACCTTCTTGTCTATATAGAAATTAGGGTACTGGACAGGGCATCCGGTGCGGGTGCCTCGGATCGAAATTAAGCTAGTTACTAGCCTATTGGTAAATCTATCATATCTCGCATGGATTTGCTCTCCATAACCTGACATTTGTCCGTGGGCATCTATTGACCGGAGCGTATAAATGAAGCTTTGATCGCGTTCAAATTTTTCATCAATAAAAAACGTTATCGGATTCTTCATCTTTCTTTTGAGATGTGGGCTTATAAACTCAGGAGTATCATACTTGACAATAGAGTCATCAAAATCTATTTCATGAATCAGCTCAAAAGGATCGTCAACTGTTCTCCTTCTTAGCACCTGGAATCTTTTGACATCATTTTGCTTATTGAACGGAAAGCTCCACATAAGAAGAGGTTTTTGCTTTTGATAGTCAAATGTTACAATAAAGTCAGCGGGTGGTTCAGGTGGAACTATCTCATGAGTTTGTAAATGAACTATATTTGAAGGTTTCGATGAGACAAAAAAGTATGAGCTAGAAACCTGATCGTCGTTCTTTACAGGCATCGACATTAAATAGATTGCGCGTACCGAATAGGAGTACGTAGTTCCATACGCAATGTCGAAATCGTATCCTAGCATTACATTAGACGAAGGCCATCTATGAAAAGTTGAACTTACAAAAACTGGTTCCTTCTCTACTACATTTCCATTCCCTAGATCTTGAAATTTGTCAATCACATATCCAACAATATCTAAAGATATTTTACTTTGATCTTGTTCAGCATGCGGTGGAAGTCCGTACATATCAGAAATTGTAAAATAAGCAGCATCTGGAAAGAAATTAGCCGTGCTTCCTGCACGATCTTCAATTTGACTTGCAGCAGATTCGTTCGCAACAAGCTCCTCAGAATACAGGCTTACACCTTCATTTATAACTGTTCGCACTGCAGAGCCTACAATCTTATCGTTTACTCTTGCATTTAATGTCAAAGATTTAACTTTGTCAAAAATAGATTTTGTCAGATCTTTCTTTTCTGACTCATCAATAAAGGCTTCATTAAGCATCTGTGTTTGATTCAATGACGCGAGAAGGAAATCTTCATTTACATTTTCAAATTCTCTTCCGAGGATCCGGGCATAATCATTTTGACTACCTAGTCGACGTGAAAGAAAATCAAATCTTTCTTGGTCAATTTCACTCTGGACTTTTTCATTCTCTGCAATGACCATTCTATTTACTGCTTTTTGGACAAGGGTAAACAGTTTTGATCCAACATTTGTATCTTGAAAAGTTATATCTGAGAACTTGGACGTTGGAATTAATTGCAAATCATTTTTAGCAGCTTTTACAAGCGACGCAGGATCAAGTTCATGTTCGCCACCTGTTAAATTGAATATTGTAGATATGGCAGCAAGAGAAGAAGGGTGGGCTGAACCTAAGATTTCTGAGTCTAGGCTGCTGAGGTTGGGCTCTTGGAACACTATCAGATTGTATCTAGGTCGATTTTTTGGTTTCGGTCGAGCCCAAAATGATGGAGTTTTAGCTACATCATCTAGATCATCGATAGATTCATCTTTTGTAAAAAAATTATATCTAAAGATCCCTGATATGTCTTCTACTGCAGGAAGGTCAAAAATGAAGGCGCTGTTTGACTTATTTGATCTGGTCATATCAAACCACCTCTACATAAAACTGGTTAAATTGAGGAACACCTGATTCCCTGTATGTTTCAGATAGCTTGGTTCCTTCTTGATTTAACAACCCTGCTTCGATCATCTTGTTTTTAAGAATCCCGTCCATGTTACCGTCGATTTCAAATGAATCAGGATCAACAAACATACAAAATATTCTTTCAAAAAGCTTTGGCTCGATGAGTTTTTGTCTATCAGTACTGGCAGTAAAAATCAAATTATGAGAATTTATCATTTTAATAAAATTAATAATATCTTGAATGAGCATTTCATTTAATTCTTCAGGTAAATCATTGTCATTGACGTCTATTACATCTAGAAGTGGTTCGGCAGGTGGCATGCCCTTAAGTCTTCTGAGAAGCTCGCGTGTTGATCTACTTCCAGCAAGATAATTCTCTAAAGAAGTCTCAGTATTTGTTTTATCATTAACATAACCTTGCACTAACTCAAAGAACTCAAGTGCTTCGTCAGAATTTATTTTTATACTTTCTTTTTCTTTGTCGATTAAAAAGCTTTCTTCATCAAGATTGAGACCTGTCATTGCCCTGACGTATGTTTTTGCGATGTAATCAAAACAGTGGTTTTTAAATCTTTGCTGTTCTTGTTCTGCTCCCTCAAAAGGGAAGCGTATCTGGCTGCTGTGGCCGTCATCTCTAAACTTTCTAAAAATCATGTGGTTTCTAATTACATCGCTGATATCTTTATAGCTTCTTTGATCAATTGTTTTTGGTTTCTCTAATAAGTTTCCCTCATTGTCTAGCTGGGTTACTCTAGCATCAGCTGGCGCGTCTAAGGGAGAAAGATCTTTAAAAAATGTTCTCATGTCAAACTCAAATTCCTGTGGTTTGAACTTAATTTTTAGGACAAGATCTCCTCTAGCATCTCCTGGTTGCGCACCTAGAGTGAAATCTAAAATTGTATCATTTAAGATGATATCATGACGATAAACTCTTATAGTAACTTTTGTTCTTGATGCTGCCAAATCTGCACTTTTTCGATCGTAACCTAACGCAATTCGACTAAATCCATCTGGTATTCCAACAGTCATTATCTTTAAATTATCAGCAATGCCTTTGGTGAATTCTGGATTGATACATGTAGAAAGAACAGCAGTTTCTGGGGTGGCGGACATCATAAAATCATCAAAATATTTTTCATCTATAATTCTTTCCCAGAGAGTCGATAGCTTATTTTTTGCCAAAGCTATTTGAGATGGATTAGAAACTGTTAAAAGACGACCGTCATTCTCATCTAAATTTTCTAAAATTCTTGAAGCCCGGTTGTCGGAATTAAATAATTGTAAATACCTGTCAATGTTCCTGTCTGCATAAAGCTTTATTGATTTTAGTAAATCAACGGAATCAACTATTCTCTTTTGCTCAGATCGAAGACTGCTTATTATTGTGTCAGCGAGAAGGGATGCAGCAAAGTTTTGTGCCCCTTCGCTTGAATACAAGTATTCGATACCATGAATTTTATATTTCTTCATAGCTTCAGCAAACTTAACTTCCCTGTAATCATCTGCACGCGTACGAAGCCACACAAATCTTCCGGAGTGGTTTCTGGTGTATCTTGCGACATTAAAAGTAATTCCTGTGAGCGCGTGGGATATTTTTGAGAATGCCTGCAAGACAAACGATCCAATTACACTAACGTCTACAAGAGAGTTCTTCATTTTATTCATGCCTGTATGCTCATTCTCCAGGAAGTAAGATCCTCTGGAAAGTGCAGCAGTGTCCATATCATTTAAGATGTTAACAATATCTCGAAAAATAGATGGTCGGTCCCCTGACGTTAATTCAGTTAAAAGCCTGGTTACTTTGGCTTGATCCATAAGCTTTGCTGCAGATTGACCGCCGTTTCCATCTAGAACAAAGAGCTCATTGCTATTACGAGCATTATACCATCCATCATTACCGCAGTCCACTGAGATAGTTGACAGCCTTGATTCTGTGGTTGCGAGATGTTTGTCGTTTCCCCTGAAAGGTCGGAGTCGGTTTTCCCAATAGACTCCCCCGTAAATGGCATAGTCAGCTTCACCCACGTTTTCACCATTTATGCTGTCATCATTTCTTCTAGCATAAAACTCAGACCAGTGAGAAGAACCATCAACAAGATAACCTGCTATCATTGACTCAATATTTTGTAAAAGCTTAGTATTCGGAGCATCCTCTGTTTCGCCAGTAGAGTCTATAACGATGGGCGAACCAGGACTAAGGGAGACATTTGAATAAAATCCGCTGCTTCTCCCGAGCTTATAAAGAAGCATGTTAACAAGATCAATCATAGGAATGACACTTGTCCATACGTTTCCAGCGTCACCGGAGAAATGCCCTTCTCTGCGGACGTTCTTGATACATTCAGAGAGGATTGCAAAATCCAAAAAATCTCCATCGTTATAATAGCCGCTGTGCGTGCCTGCGGACAAAGACCCTTGCAGACCGCTTCGCGATGAAACGGGCTTAGGATTAAGCCGCTCAAGAGCAGAAGAGAATGCATCAAGAACTTTATTAAAAACTCCTATTGGTTGAAGATCTGGCTCAGACAAAGAAAGCACTTCTTCGATAGCTTCTGCAGTCGAAGATAAACCACTTACGTTTTCTAATACATTTTCTAACGATTCTTTGTCCCTAAGAAGGATTTGCATATTCTCAATTTTAGTGCCGGCGGGGGAAAACCCGTGTAACAAAGGATCAAACAAAGGAGTTGGACGTGAAGATGCGGTTACTTTTTCAGGCTCTCTTTTAATCGATCTTGCGAAAGTAAGGTCATTTTGGACTTGCTCATCAAGAGAAAAGCTTGTAGGATAATTTAATGCATTTGATGGAGAATCTTCTCCTGTATGGAACATCGGAAAGGAGTTTTTGAACAACTCTTGGGCAGGAATGACTTGGGTTCTTTCAGGTGAGCGACGGAGCTTACTAACTAAAATTTCTTTATATGCGGGATTTTCGTGAGCTGTCGATAGTGACATGTCTTTGCAAGCGTATTTAAGAAAGAAAGCAGCGTCATAGAGATCTTCTGCTGGGGATCCTATGTCGCCTGCTTTAAAAGTTGCTAAAACATCGTCATGACTATAATATCCCAGGTTTTCGCCGTATTCAACATCATCATGCACAGTATTCATCATATGTCTAGACAAGCCAAGGCGACCTGGGTGGAAAGGTGTGGACCGGTTTGATTCACCAACACGAGGCGAAATTGTTGCTGCGGACATTCCTTGGTAGTTTTCAGGGACGCCGAGCCCTGGTCGGGGCATAAATCGAAACCTTGAAGAATCACCTCCATCCCAGTCCTCACGATAGGCCCTTCTATTTGCATCGATAATCTCCCAAGGCTTTCTCGTTGTATTTCGCATATGCCAATACAGATCCCATGCAATGACATACAAAAGCTTAGTATTTGAAGAGTTTTCATAATTAACTCCTACGCGTGGGACTCGATGGTTTCGTTCAAGGATATCTGTAAAAGCTTCTACATCTAGAAGGCTGGGATAGACTAGAGACGAATCTAATGTCTGGATCCTGCTATTCCTAACTTTTTGCATTATATTTTGAATAGCGGGCATGGACCAGGGTGCACTAATATCGAAAGACATTAGCATAGTATAAAAATTATTATATAGCGACAGAAGATCATCACAATCTTCGTCAGCTTTATACATTTCTTCAGACATTGCAACTTTGAGTCTTTCGATTATCTTAGCGTAATTTTTATTAGGATCCTTTGTAAGCAGAGAGAAAAGCTCATTCATTTGATTTACTCTTACTCTTCTCGCATTATTCTGGATTTCAAAAAGATTACCTGCAGGAGTAACAGTGCCGTCTATATCAAAAAGAGGTTTGAAATCAAAAATAGACACAATCTCAGGCGTGATTACTGATACACCTCTTGCATGTGATGGGTGACTAACCCCATCCACCGCTCTGGGAGAAGCGAAGGCATGGAGTGGAGGCCCTTGATCTTCTGCCTGATCTATTGGATCTTCTATTCCTTCTTCTACTTCAGGTTCTTCTATAGCCATTTTTCTTACCTATAATTTCCAGCCGCCTGGGCCGTTAATAATATTCATATTTACTTGATCTCTTAAAATCTTCTTTTTTCTAGATGTTGACTGGGAAGTTGCTTTTTTAGTATATGAACTTGGATTTTTATCATATTCGTTATTTTTTTCTAGTTCAACAGCCTCCTTCGTCTTAAAATTAGAAAGCTTACTCACGCCTTCTTCTGGATTAACACCTTGATTAGATTTTTTTGAATTAATTTTAACATCAACAGACTTCACTTTTTGATCTACAATGCTAAAATTAGAATTTATATTTTCTTTTGGAGCTTTTAAATTAGTAGGCCCTTCAGTATCTAGCAATTTCTGAGACTGTGTCTGGTTTGTTTTAGCGGTTTTTACAATTGGTTCCTTGACAACAAAAGACGGAGAATTTCCATATTTAAACTTCTTCATCTAGTTACTTCCTTCGTCACATCGACAGGCTTTGTTGTCTGCGATAAGTCAAAACTTCCATCAAAGTAAACAGGCGTTATTTCATAAATTCTAGAAACTTTTGCTGTTGACGATAATATCTGGTTTTCAGCTACATCATTAAAGGTAATTATTTCATCATTATTCGTGGCTTTGTCATTAAATCGATTAATTATATTTTCTGACTTAAATTTATTCCTTTCGTCATTTGAAAACGGTGGGAGCAAGTCGATTCTTTCTGCTATTTTCTTTTTTGACTTATTAAAAAATGTGTCAATAATTTTTACCATAAAATAGTCTATATTTTCTATTCCGATCATTGTCCATTTAGCGATAGTAGATGGAGAACTAGTCTTCAAGACTGCTGGCTGGACGTTTAATTTGTTACCATTTCCTACCGGAAGAATTATTGAGCTGGCTTGATCTGGTATAAAAGCCCTTGCTGATATTTCGCCTAATTCAAACTCAGAAAGCGCAGTCGTTCTGGACAAAAGACGAACTGGGTTGGTGTTTTCATTCTTAATTAGGCCAAGTTCATAAAATTTTCCTGGCTTGGTTGGGGGGAGAATTCCTTTTCTTAATACTAAGGGATGCCGGTACTTAGCAGGAAAAAAGATATAAGAATTAGTTTCATCAACTATTGAAATTTGCGATTCGAAAATCTGCTCAATATCTCTCATTAAAGTTACAACAATATACCGATATTCATTTTTAGAAACAACATCCGAGTCATAAAACATTAAAGATTTTACTACAGAAACTTTGTCTTTATCACTTGAATTTTCCCTAAAATTAGTCACAGAATTGTCGTTTGAAATAAAGGTATTTTCCTGGCCTGTCGTGAGGTTCATTTTTATAACTTTGTATCCAAATGAGTTCTGTAAATTACTTCTATTAGCAGATAAGTCTTGAGAAAAACTAGATAATAGTCCTCTGTCCTGAAGTGTTCTTACAGTTGCATCAATCTCATTTACAGGGATATACGTCTTTATATTAAAAGAAATTCCAAACTCATTTTTCTGGACTACCATTGCTTTTGTAGTAACGCCCGGAATATCTCTAAGACTTAGATTTACATAAGTCATTGTTGATGTATCAGCTGCTAATGATGTTGAACCAGCGAGTGAAAATAATTCACATCCATACTGATATGTTGATCCATCAATAACAGCAGAGTCTACAAAGTTATAGCTTCCGGGCTGATCGCTTCCGATATAACCTGACGCTTTTTCGTCTTTTAATCGAGAAAAATTTCTCTCTCCGGCAGTAATATTTTTTCTAACAATAGACCCAATAAAATTTTTAGGTATATTTCCAACAGAAACTAGTATTCCTTCTCGGGTAACTTGAGAGACAACAGACGTGTTCTCGAAATTTTTTGGAATTCTGCCATAAGGAAATATGTTATGATCTACTAGACCGTAAGCTGAAGCGTTTGGGACAGATAAAATCTCGACATCTTCACCGAATAAAATTGAATTTGATGTCAGAGGAACAGTAATGAATTTACTATATCTTCCTCCTTCTACACCCTCAAAACCAAAGGAGACACATCTATATTCATAAGAAAGAAAAGAATTGAGAACGCCTGCGCCATTTGATTCTTCTCCTCCAAATGAATTTCCGTCATCGATGAAACTGACTTCGCAGCCGCTGCCGATTCTAGTGCCAACCGTATTTTGAAAATTTATCAATTTCACCATCGTAAATCCTGATTTTGAATTTACTTCTCTACGATATATTTTTGCCCCCGCAACATTTGTTCTATTTGAGTTTATTATAGTAACAAGCATAGACGTTCGACTTGCGGGGGATGCGGTGATATTAACAGCACTGTTCGGTATAAAATATCTTTGTTTATCGCTTACATAATCAAGCCTTTGAAGAACATTAAGGCCCGGAATGTTAGACTTGTTTTTTCCGACACAAGATATCACTAGGTCGATAGTACCAGAAGATTCGTCTAAGATATCTTTTTTGATGGTGAGTGGAACCATGACTTCTTGAATTATGTCTTTTCGGTCTATTATTGAACTGGACGGGACATCAAATTCGGATGCAAGGATCTTACCTGCATAAATTTTTACTTTAAAATTATAGATTTTGGTAAAGTTGGATTTTTTTTGAGTTGAAATAAAATCAGATGTACTAACTCCAAATCGAATTTCATAATCTATAACTTCTTCTAAATTTTTATCAATTCTAACATTTGTAATTCTTGAAACAGAAATGTTGTCAAAAGAAAATAGATTTTCGACGCTAGGTACGTCTGGTGGCATCTGGTATGCTACGTTTTTTCCTGCTGTAAAAGTCATCAGTCTAGCACCATTGTAAATAAGTTAACAAATGTCTGAGTTCCGTTTTCATCTGCTGGATAATTCTTCCCTACGAAAAAGACTCTTTTGACTGGGTGATCTGGGTCATCGGTAACGAACTCACCAAAATCAACAACGGAAAGCCTAGATAAGAAATTTTGATTCACATCTAGCAGTTGCATAACTATGTTGTTCTCTCGAGATGTATTAATAAACTCAATAGTTTCGCTAGGAAGATACTTCAATTCTTTTTCAAGTTGATCAAAAGTAGTAATTGGCGCTTGTTGATTGTTGGGATACTGGAATAGTAAAGTCCCGTTAGGATCTGATGGTGTTGGCATATTTTTTGGCGGTAGATATTGAAAATTAGGTAGATGTGATAGGCGGCGGTCTTGATAATGACTCTCTGCCTCCTCGACTCTAATCTGTTGATTTGCAACAATTCTATCTACATTATTATCGTCTATTATAAATTCAATTTTATCTCTATTTAAAAGTAGCTCTTGATCTTCAAGGCTAGAATCAATTGTGCCAATAACATCTAAACGACTAAAATTATCAAAACCTTCAGAGATGATATTTGAGATCAATCGATCAAATTGGGTTCCTGAGAGGATCGTCCTGAACTCCTGGTTGGAACCGCTGTACAGTGTATATCTACCATTAAGTAAGCTGCCCGTTGTCAAGGAGGGTAAATCGTAAGCACTCACGTTACCAAACGGGTTGGACTCCATCGTAATAATATCTGTGGGATGAGAAGCTGGGGCTTCAAGCATTAACAGTTGCTGCATGTCAAACGTACCAGAAGCTAGGTCTCCTCGATAGAACGCCTCACCATCTGAGAAGGTGGCGAATTCAATCTGGAAATCTCCGCTAGCTAGCTGTCTCCGACCTTCATCGGTTATGACTGTGTCAACAAAACGTTGTTTTTTGTTTAGGATTCCGGACATACTGTATCACATTTTACCACGTAGGGACTCAGGAATAAATATTTAGCAAGCTCATTTATTGTGTAAATTTATCTTTGATGCTAGACGTAAATCTTTGACCAAAAAGCAAGTGCTTATTTTTTTCAATTTTTTCTGGCATCCATTCCCACCATTTTAAATTTAAAAGAAAGCTAATGTCATCATCAGAAAAACGATTTTTTACATAGAGTTTGGGACTGAGAATGTTCCGTTATTTTAGTAAAATCACCGACGCTTACTTTTTTTCGACCGAGATCTTGGTTAAGTTTTTTTCAGTCTCTAAGCTCGTAAATAATCATTTAATTAGGCTTTCAATTAGGTGGGCATACCCCTTGATGTTCTTAGGATTTTTCGAAGAGTAATTCCAGACTGTTTTCTTTGAAATCTCGTCGTATTCTTTTGAACGCGATTCATGAGTTTCAATTGCTTTTTGAAGAGCTTTAGCGCCCTTTTTGATTTCAAAGTCTGGATAATAATACCCAGCATCTTTAATCATAGGAGAATTATGAACAAGAGGTATCCCTAAATGTAGCGCCTCTAAGTAAACATAATTTAATTCACAAAAATGCTGGTGGGAAACTATTAAACCGCAGTGATTAACAAAGATGTCAGAAAACTTTTTTCTCTTCTCAAAAGTTAACTTACCATCTTTAACAATTGCTAAGCACCCGAAAATATTATTAGCGATTGTTTTTTGTACTAGTTTTTCTCCTCCGAAAACAAAGCAATGATCGATTAGATCAGACTGCTTCTTAAAAACTTCATTACAAATCATCGCGGGTATCGTAGGAGTTTTTAAGATATTGACGCTTGGCTCAAGAATAGCTACACTTTTAATATTTGTGCTAACCGGTCCTGTTTTTTTAATGTCACTTTCTAATAGTGTAGGATTCCAAACATATGGGCAAATTTTCACTCTGTCTGTCTCGAAAAAAGAAGATATAAAATCTTTGCTATACTCAAAGTGAGGCGAGATCCACACTTCGTCTCTCTGGCCCCTTACGTCGAAAGACATGTCACTAAATACCATTCTTTCTGTTGCGGTGAAATAAAGACTTCCGTAGCAAACATGTACAATCTTAGCCTTGGGAGAAGATTTTCTAACATGATTAAAGTCTTTTTTAGAAAGTGCAAATCCTACTTCTAAAACTACGTCAAAAGACGGGGTGATCTTAAATGTCTCATCATCTAATAAAACTGAGTTTACTCCCGAAGAGCCCAGCATCTTTCTCGTTAATTCAGTCTGTTCTTCATCTATCTTACAAATTAGGATAGGATTGATTTCTGGTGCTTGTTCTAGCACGCTGTATAAAGTCAATAAGTTTTGAAAGAGTCCGTTGGACCATATTTTGGCTAGCGTACTAACTTCACACGTGATTCCTACTTTCACTTGAAAGTTCCTTCAATTAAGTCAATGTACCCTTTTATATTTTCAGGATTCTCAGGTGAGTACTTCCAGATGTATTTTTCACCTTTTTTCTTATACTCCTCAAGATTATTGTCGTGATTTTCAATAGCATCTCTTAAAGCATTGACAGCGCCCTGAATGTCGAAATCTTCATAATAATAACCTGCGTCTTTAAAATCCTTGCTATTGTGAATTATAGGATAACCTAAGTACAGTGCCTCAAGAGTCAAATAGTTCAAAGAATTAAAGTGATGATGAGAGATTATAATATCCACATAATTAGACAGGCAATAGCAAAGACTACGTCGATCTTCAAAAGATATTTTGCCGGCACGTGAGATCTTTAAATTCTTAAAAAGATCAATAACTTCTTTGCTTTTTCTGATGTGATCAGTTCCAAAAATCCAAGCAGAGTCAAACGCTATATTTTGATTATACGCCTCCTCGCAGATCATAACTGGAATCAAACACGATTTAACAATCTGCAAATTAGGCTCGAAAACCCCGATCGCCTTCTTGTTATCTGGAGAATACCTCGGGTCTTTTGATGACTTTTTAATTGCGTCTTCTATAAACTCAGTTGACCAAATATATGGACAGACTTTAACGCTACTTGCCTTGTGCTTAGTCTTGATATATTGATCTCCAAATTGAAAATGCGGTGAGATCCATATCTCCTGTATAGGCTCGTCGGAAGTTGGAATTATTTCCCTTGTGCACCCTTGCTTGGTCATTGATTCTAGATCCCACATGATCTCGTTACCATACTTGATCGCAACCATATTGTCTGTAAGCTGTTGTCTGTATTTCTCATTACCTCCCTGGAAACTGAAGCCTGTTTCAAGAAGAAGGTCGAAACGCTCTCCTGATTTTACGCTATCCCACACAACTTTCCACTTGATTCCCTTTAAGTTCTTTGAAGTCTTTAGTTTTTCATTTCGGTCAGTTAAAAACCAAACATCATAGCCTTGTTTTTCGAGAAGCCTATAAAGAGTTATAGCATTTTGTCCAAGCCCATTTGTCCAAAAGTTAAGAAGCTTGTTAGCTGGGAGGGTTATACCAATCTTTTTCAATTTGTCTGCTCCGGGAATTTACAAGAATAACTATTTCTCTCACAAAAAAAGAGGGCCGATCCGAAGACCGACCCTCCCAGGTTTCAAAAGAAACCAGCTGTCAATACTAACCTAAGCTAATATTAGTCTGAAAGACCTACAACAACGATTCGGCCACCTTCTTCACCAATGACACCAGGGCTGAAGATGAAACCTGCGATTTCACCCGATGCTCCCGTTGTCATGTTGTAGTCAAGGCCTTGCTCAAGCATCATACCATTCCACATGACCAACTCGGAGCCAGCAAGCATGCCAACGTGAATCATGAGCGAAGCAGTGTAGCTAGCGAGGCCGTGGCCGGCCATGACGTCGAGACCTTCACGGACGTACTTGCCGTTCATGTGAGCTGCTTTGTCACCATCCGCGCGGGCGCTTGCCTCTACCAGGAGGTCGTTCGTGAGAATTAATTCAGCACCTTCGGCACGAGCCTGTTCAGCTACGATGGCAGCCGTTAAGACAGCTTCAGCTGCTGCTGCGCGGCTTTCTTCAGCTGCAACGCGAGTTGTCAGAGAAAGCTCAGCTGCGTCAGATGCTGCTTCGTTAGCGTCAACGTCTGCTTGAATGCCTGCTTCAGCTGCGGCT